TTAGATACACCAGAAGGAATGATTGGTGTTTTGGTTGTTGGTGTTGATGGTGTTCTTGGCGTTCTAGCTGGATTAGGTTTAAAAACTTTAGGAGCTTCTATTGGATTTGTACCAGTAGGTTTAGGAGTTCTTGTTGGCTTTGTACCAATAGGTTTAGGAGTTTCTGTTGGCTTTGCATTAGTAGGTTTTGTTTCTTTTGTAGGTTTTTTGGCAAATCTACCTTTTTCATCACGATAAGGTGCTTCTTTTTTTACTCTACCAGTCAATGCTTGAATTATTTCTTGATTACGAATTTCTTCTTCAGAATCTTCTTCTTCTAGTCGAGCTCTTTTTTGTTCATCTGCCAATTTTTTATCTTCAGCTGATTGCTGTAAAGATTTGTAGATATAACCCAAACACTCAGTAGCTTCAGGAGAATCTATAGTGCCACTATCATTACCGGATAATGATGCTGTTTTATTTTTTACTCCAGAAAAGTAATCAACTCTACTTTTATCAACATTAAATAATTTACCCAACATGGCTGGCGCCCAATTGGATCCACCCGTTAATGTTTTGGCAATATTTAAAGGATCAAATTTTTCTTTGATGCCTGCTATTTTTGCTTGAGTTTTTTGAGAAATTGCTGATTTGATAGATGAACCTAAGCCACCCTCTTGTTCTGCTAAGAGGGTACCAAAAGATTTCTTTCTAAGTTTGGCTGCTTCTTGGTAATTCATTTACTATTTTCTTTGTCTTTCTTTTATTTTCTGATTTTCTTCTTCAATATACGAAATTAACAAAGATATGTAAATATCTCTTTCCCAAGGTATCATCGTTTCAAGTTCGGTCAAACTATACTTATGGTGCTGCATTAACGAAAAATTCGTTTTATAATAATTGCTCAGATTTTCATGACGAAATATTAACCGAAAAAACTTTCTAACCCTTCCACCTCTATCGTGTGATCGAAATCACACTTACTACATTTAAGGTTAATGGTTTGTTTTAATTTTGGTAGTTCATCAAAAAACTTTTCGACTTTTTCAAACTGTTCTTGATTCATACTCTCTACAAAATCTAACATTTCACCAGGTTGTGCTTCGTGACCATAATAGAATTTTTCTTCAATCGTATCATAAATGTATTCAATCGATTGTGCAATCATATTAAATGTAACTTCGTTGATATCATCATATTTCAATGAATCTTTAACCACACCAAATTCGGGGTATTTCATCTTAATTGTAATTTTAGGACTCAACTGAATCTCAGGAGAAATATCTTTTGGTAATTCAACTTCAATTTTTGTTAAATCAATATCTTTTTCCATGATGTTGCCACATTCAACATCGTCCACAATATTATTACATTTGTATTTGGACTCTACAATCTCACCAACCGATTTGGCTCTTAAATTGATAAAGTAATATTCAATATCAACAATAGGCAATCGGTCAATATCAATACCTTCTGTAACTGTACAGTTTATCAAAATATCACGAATAGCTTGCTGTGTGGAGTTTGAATCCTTTGAATCTAAAGCCATCAAAAGGTTTCTTTGTTCCTTTACAAGAAAAGGCCTATACCGAATTTTCTTTTTCGATACAGGCAATTCGAGATCATATATTGGTACATCAAGTTTTGGTAAAGCCATTTTATTTTCACTCCATTAAAAAATTAATAATTAAATTGGGTTATCGTAAGGATTAACACCGCCATTATAGGATTGGCTAACTTCTTCAGCACTCATACCTTCATATTTCCCATATCCTTCTGTGGTGAATGGGTCGGTAGTATCAAAAGATGAACCACTAAAAGGACTACTGAGGGTATCAGCAACAGCAGCCATTCCATAATCAACCATTTGCATACCAAGAGCCTGTAATGAATTGTTCTGCCAGTAAGTGTAAGCAAAAGTTACAACAAGTTTATGATAACCATCTCCACCCCAATCTAAATCCATTTGATTCATCGAAATAGGATAAGCATCATATAAATTAACAGAATAAGTTAATTGATTAGATACATCATATTGATTGATTGTGAGAATAGTTGCATAATCTCCTTTATATCTGATATTATTATTGTATTGTGGATTAATATAATTCATCCAACCATCAAAAAATATTTTCTGACTCATATCATCATCGACAATAAAAGTCAAATCAATATCAGTAAAGGTAGTTAAATATGGATACTTTTCAATTGGTCCATATGTTTTTTGTTCTATTGTAGCAAAAGTTCTACCAGGTAAAGTGGCATTTTCACAACGATAATTTAAAGATTTTGCATCTGAAATATAAGGAAGCATCACAAAAGGAATATTAATATTCACATCAAATCGATTTTGTCTTGCCACATCTTTCGAAAAACTCGATTTGAATTCGTTAATGTTACCAGCCATTTATTTTCTCATTTCTTCTAGTGAATCTTTCCATACTGTTTCCTCGGTAGCACCTCGGAACTGTTGTAGGGGTAGAAAAGCGGCAATATCCCACTCATTTGGTTGGATTGCCAGTACCTTTGACTGAATATGACCAGTCAAATATCGTTTAACGCATGGACGAAACTCTTTTAGGCGCTTGGAAGCGCTTAAAATGTCATAAGTGACTCTCAACCTATCAATTTCTCCAGCAGCACCTTGGTCAGCGAATTTCATCAGTTTACCTAAGAATGCCACCCTATACTGGAATGGTAAATAATGAAGATTTAAACCTAAAAACCCATCATTATACCGTTCCAAGGTCAATACCATTGGAAAACGGTCATAATAAGGTAATGTATCTTTACCTTTAGGATCGTAGAAAAAGCAGTATAAACCACCCAAAGTGAATTTATTTACTTGTCGATAAGTTTCTTTGCTGATACCTCTTGGTATAGCACCAGGGTTTTTAATTTCAGAAATTCTCGAAGCAAGCCATGCCAGCGACTTTTGTGACATCAATTTCATGTCGGTCGATGATCTTTGTTTTGCTAATAGTGTAAGTTGAGATTCAGCCATGATATTATTTAGTTAGAGTCCTAGGTGATCTTCTGTCATAATTTTGAACTCCCAGCCACGATCCAAACAATATTCAGTAGCTGATTTCCATTTAGATTGATTTACACCCCAAGTTACCACTTCATTGATGTATTGTTTAGTAATTCTCTTGGGTTTCTGTGGTTCACGGGTTTGTTTTTTAGGTTTAATCTCGATCATCCAAGTTTTTAATTGACCATCTTTGGTTCTAATTTTAACAAGAAAGTCAGGAAAATATCGGTGGAATCGGTTATCAACTGGAGATTTATAAGGAACAATCAATTCTTCTGAAGCCCAAGAGATTATATCGTCATTACGATCTAACCAATCCATGACTTTACACTCCCAGCTTGACCTGTAGACGATATTATTGGGGTCCCCAATATATTTTTGTGGATTTTTTGGTGAAAACTTCCCTGAATATGCCATAAATATATATATTCAACCTTTAAAGAGAAGATAGATGGCCATCATTTCAATACCGTCAACCATCGGTGGTGTAACAATTCCAGGTACCGCTCAGAGTGGTCCGTTGGGTGCATTGTTTGGCAGCCAATATAGTCTAAATTCATTGCAATATCCAAGAGATTTAGGATCAATGACAAAAGGACATGTAGTTTCTTTCTCAATATATGAAAGAACACCACAAAATTATGGACCTATGCAAGATGCAGTTATTGGTGCAGTAAACTCAACTGTGACTGAACTTTCCAAAGGCATTACAAAAGAAACATTATCAAATCTTCAGGCCGGAGTTCAACCATTAGCTACTGAAACCTACAATCTGGTTGGCAGTACTGCTACTGCTATTAATGGCGTGTTGACTACGCCAAATTCATCTGCTGCTTTCTCAGAAGAAAAAGATAAATTGGTTTCTACAATTTCTTTATATATGCCAGATACAGTTAATTTTCAATATGGCGCTTCGTATGATGGTAGTCAGAGTTTATTAGGTATTGCAGAAAGTACCCTAAGCACGATAGCTGGGGCCGTAACATCAGCAACTTCTGGCATTGGTTACGGTATTGGTGCCGGAATAAGTGGTATTGCTAAAATACCTTCATTAGCTTTGAGTGCAGCTCAATCACCTTTGGCTAGATTAGCTTTATCTACACAAGGACTAGCAATTAATCCAAAACAACAAATGTTATTTACTGGTATTGATTTTAGAACATATCAAATGGTCTTTACTTTTACTCCTTATTCTAGAGATGAAGCCAATGAAGTTAAAAATATCATTCGAACATTTAAACAACATGCAGCACCACGACTTGTTACTGGTGCAGGTATGTTTTGGGTGCCTCCTTCAATATTTAAATTAGATTTTTTATTTAATGGTAAAAAAAATCCAAATGTTAGTAAAGTTGCTGAAAGTGTCATTGAAAGCATAGATGTTAATTATTCTCCTAATGGCCAATGGTCTGCACACGGTGACGGAGCCCCCATTCAAACGGTATTAACCATCAATTTTAAAGAAATCAAACTTATTCATCGTGATATGATTGAAAAGGAAGGTTATTAAAATGCAATACTTTAATACTTTACCTAAAGTGATATACACAGACGAGAAGGGTAAATCTCAAATATTTACCAATCTTATGGCTCGAGCAAGCGTTATACCTTCTTTTTTAAAAAATCCAGTATTGTATTATCAATATGATATTCAAGAAGGTGATACTCCTGAAATTATAGCTCACAAATATTATGGCGATTCTTATCGTTACTGGATTGTTTTATTTGCAAATGAAATGTTGGATCCTCAATGGGATTGGCCTTTAACTTCCAATCAATTCAATGACTATATGATGGATAAGTACCCAAATATTAATACCTCTGCCACAGTACACCATTATGAAAAAAATATAACTACTTATGATGTACAAACTTTAATAACAACATCAAATACTGTTATACAAAGCAAAAATGCATATGATAGGTTTCTTAATGTTAACGAAACTCTTACTTTACCCACAGGTAAAGTAAATGTAACAGAAACAAAAAAAATTGTATCGGTTTATGATTATGAATTACAATTAAATGAAAATAAAAGAAATATAAAATTATTAAATTCACAATATGTTACTCAATTTGAAGCAGAACTTGAAGGTTTAATGTCTAATTAATATGGATGAAAATAATAATATAACTCAATCGGGTGGTGCTTACTTTGCTCAAGATTTTTATATAAAATCTTTAAAGTTATTATTATCCAATGGAGTACAAGTTGATCTACACAAAATTTTACTTGAAATGTCCTATTATGAGGACATTTATAGTTTTGTTACTTCTGGCCACATCACAGTAGTCGATTCTCAAGGATTTCATGAAATTTTTCAATTAGATGGTAATCAATATATTGAAATGTCTTTTAGTAAAACTCCCAATGGTGTAAATGGTATTAATAAAACATTTAGGGTATACAGTTCAAGCGGAAGAAATCCAACCGGGAATTTAAATACTGAGGCATATACTTTATTTTTCTGTTCCGAAGAATTAATTTTATCCGAACAAAATAAAATAGGTAAATCCTTTAAAGGTAAAAAAATCACAGAAATCATTACTTATATAGTAAAAGATAAATTGAAAGTCAGTACAAATAAAATTAAAAAAATTGAAGATACTACGGGAATTTACGACTTTATTATTCCTAAAATGAAACCATTTGAAGCCATCAGTTGGTTATCCAATTATGCACGGCCGGTATCAAAAAATACAATG